TTTGCTAAAAATTCATCTTTAAGTGCGTCTTCAAATGTTTTTGTAGCACTTTCAATGTTACTACTAGATGCATCGTCTGCCGGTGTTTCTGCGTCAGGTATTGTTGCATCAGGTATTGTTGCGTCAGGTGCTGTTGCTGCAGAAGGATCAGTCATTGTATCGTCTACTGACATATCTGTAGGTGCTACTTGTTCTTGTAGAACTTTTACAATTTTCTTTCGAACATACATTCTCACAAGTTTTTCTTTTTGTGATTCGGAAAGACTTTCAATACTTTCTTTTAATTTTTTAGTAGTAACACCACCATCTCTGGTTTGCATTGTTTCTAAATATTCTTCTGAATCTTTTTCTATGTTTTTTTCAAAAGCTTTTTTTGCATGTGCAGACATTTTAGGATCTCCATCTTGCATCATTTTAATTGGATATGCATTATCAGCATCTTTACGATCTGGCACCATATCTGCACTTTGATGTTTGTCTCCTTCATGAGTATGATTATGAACAAATGGATATGTTTTGTCGTCGGACCATTTATCGTCTTTTCTAGGACCTGGTTGCAATTCACCAGAAAATTCCCACATACAATCTTTAACTATTTCTTTTATATAATCTTTAAGATCAGATCGAACTTCTGGCTTTAAAGACTTTGCCATATCTTTTGGTTCTTTGTATTTACTATTATGTTTTGTTTCGTTTTTTGCCATGCTTTTATCCGTTTATTTAATATAAATATTACCTTGCGTATTTTAACACTCCTAGTATCTGATTCACCGGAGCAAACGATCCTGTTAGCTTGTATGTATTACCTCCATATGTAAATACTATGCCTTCAATTGGAACTATAGTATCAAAGCCGCCCATTCGTTCTATTTTTCGTAATTGTGTTTCTAATTTTTGAAGCGTGTCAGGATTATCTGATGTTTGTAAGTCTTTAATCAATGACATTAAATCTGATTTAATTTGCTGCACTGCTTTGTCTGGACTTGCTGCTAAAAAGTTTTTTATGTTTTTTAACACCACCGCGCCAAGTTTTAAAAATATAGATTCAAATGGTTCTATATTTTGTTTTTGATATGCTCGAAAATCTTTTTTATCAAATGCCGAAGTCCATTCTGCAAATGATTCATTTTCAATCATTTTTACAACATTGTTTATTCTGGTAGACTTATCATTAAATGCCCAACGATTGGTTAGTATTTCTAAAACATTTTCTGGTATAGCATAATCTAATTGATATGCTTTTTCTCTAACAACATCTTTCCACCATGCTCTGTGATATTCAGATACTTGGTCTGTTTCTTTGAGTCCAAATTGATCTTTTAAACTGTCTATTTCAGCAAAGAATGCTGCTTGTTGATCTTCAAAATCTTCTATACGACCCAATTTTAATTTGTTAGGCGGAATAAATGAAAATGTATTTTGCATATGTGCATTAGCATCTTGTATTACTTGTTGAAGCATGGTGCCACCGGTTAAGTCAGTTTCAATTACTCTTCCTTTTTCATCATATTCAACTAAGTTATGAAATTGAAGCACTGCTTGTTCATATGCAATAACATTGGTAGTAGCAGGATATATAATTTCCATGTTTGCAAACACTTTACCGTTTTTAAATATACGCATAAGTGTTTCTGGAGACAATTTGCTTAATGCTGCGGTTAAATCTTCTGCTGTTGCTCGAAAAGCGTCGACTACTAGTTTGTATCCTTCTGCTCCTTTAACGCCATTAGCTTCTACTGATTTTTGATATTTTGCTTCAAACTCTGCAACAATTTCGTCTGGTGTAAGTGGATTGATTCTGGTTTTAATACCACGAGCAAACCCCGGCCTTCCGTTCTTCCAAGTCACTTGAATGTTTTGTCCGTCTGTCTTTTCAGTAACAGCTTCTTCCATGTCAAGACGTCCTTCTAATGCTCTAGACACTATTTCTTTCATGTCGTTAAAAGTTAAGCCGTGAGAGTCATAAGGGTGATTCATATGACCTGCAGCACCCCCTTCTGTTATAACAGATTCATATGGTGCACCAAACACAGTTTTACTAAAATTACCAAAATCATATACAAACTCTTCACCTCTTGTGCTGTCTAAATGTTTTCTTAATTTTTTTATTTTTTTGTCGTGAGTCTTGGCTAATTTAGTAGTTTGATACCCTTCTGTTACTTCGTCGACATCTTCTGCTAATTGATTGCTCCACCATGATTTGCTAAACATTGATTCTTGTACTCCGGTAAGCATTTGCCATATATTTTTTATAACAGCTGTTTTTGCTCCTGGGTATGATGCTGCAAATGTTTCATAGTCGTTGTTAGCAATTGCTTGTCGCACAGTGCTAGCAGAAATAGGTTCGCCGTTGCTATATGCTAATGGATCTACATCGATTTCTAATGGATTGACTTCTACGCCGGCAGGTATTTTTCTGCCTTTCTTGTCTCCGACTGTTTTGTATTTTTCTACGTTTCCAGCAAAGCTCAATGTTCTGGCGTAATCATCTCCTTTTCTAGAAGCTGCCATTGCATATGTTCCTTGATCGTCTTCTGGTAGTGCAAATAAAAATTCATATGCAGCCATTATGGGACTGTTAAAATCTGTAGCACGAAGTTCGATTTTAG